GAAATTTTAAAAACAAAATAAAAGAAAAATAAAGAAAAGAAAAATATAGTAATCTAATCAAAATTTTAAAAGTTGTTATAAGTGTGTAGTGTGTTTGAATAAAATTCATGTAGTGTTGATTATAGTGGAACCCACTAGATACGGTAACGTATACTAGTAAAATTCCTGTAGTGTTACATGTTTAGAGTTATAATGTGTAGTGATAACATAATATATGGATAATAATAATTGGTTAAATGCGACACTGCACAGCATTATGCACTGTGCTTCCTCGGAAGTACATCGAGTTTTGGTGTCTAGCGGCACGTGGCATTATGCACCACGTTACCTCGGAAGTACATCGAGTGCTCGCCGCTGTGGTCAGGGGAACGCCGGGTCATCTACGTGTGTTGATAATCATAGAGCTGCAGGCCAACACTAATAGTCCTACAACAATGAGGGATGATGCTCCCCCCAGCATGGCGAATAGCCAATTCCATGATGTTTTGGAAACTGCTGCTTGGAATTCTTGGTTAACTTTATGTGGTTCCCCTATGATGTGGTCTGATGGGGGCTTACACTCCGCGTCGCATGTTGTTTTCTTACCGCATAGCGACACAATAAAGTTTGCCTGCGGACTGGACGTGCTGAAGTGTAAAGTAACGCTCCCCGAGTGAACTACGTGGGTGGTAGCTTCTTTCAGCACCGCTGTAGAGGAGTGCGAGTGGGCAGGACAATTGCCTTCCTTGTCTGCTTTGTATTGTAGGGTTAAAGATCCACCAAAATCGGCGGAGTAAATGCAGGCCGTCACCGTGCAACTCATTTCGAGCACGGTAGGTGCTTCAGAGGTTCTCACGAATGCTGCGTCCGGTATGTCGATGGAGAGCGGGATATGGCCGTAAGCACAGTCGACCGCCCTTAACGGATCTACCTCGATTTTGCAGCCAAAAGGGGCTGTATCCTGCAGAGGTCTTCCGGAATTATTCTTCCACATTTCGTAACCTGACGCGGCCTGTGTGTACGGTACGTGAATGCTCTTTACCGATGGTTTGAGTAGTCGGATGTCAGTTCTTGCAACGATGTCTGTGGAATCCAGCGAAGATGCCTGGATATCCCCAAACACGCCTGGCTTCATAGCACCGTACTCTGGGAAGTCGTAGTTGTACACTTTACCTTTTCGAATGACCACTTTGTGGTCGAAAGGTGTGAACGCTGCTGAGATAGGTCCTGCTATCACTTTCAGGTCGCGTGATGAGCCTGGTGTAACCCCATTGACAAATGTATCCAGGCGTGTTGATGTGTTCCCATATACTATTTGCAGGCCGACCTTCAAGGCAGCTGTGTGGACTTTCAGTGCGACTGCATGATCTGCTGTACAGTCTGGAGCGAATTCAACGTACGCTTCGCTCAGTTGCGTGTTTTCGCTATCGCAGAAGCACTGGGCGCCTCCCCACATAAATGGGTAGACACCTCCGAACACGCGACAGGTATAGTCTGCCTTGCGTGAGGCTTGACATTCAAGGGAACCGCAACACTTCACCTGGGGTGATGGAATGATTGTATGGAATTTGCAAGTCACATATTCTTTATTTGTTGACGGTATCAGTTCAGACGACACAACGGTGACTTCTAGGTTGAGGGGTGCATACCCGGCCCTTTCCACTAGCGCTTTATACGGGACTCCCGGAACATTTGGCACAGTGGTCGCATGTTCGTAGGCGTCTGCCTTTCCCAGGCAGACGCCTGCAACCAATAAAAAAGGGAGGCAGCATGAGAAGAACCTGAACAGGATGATAAGTGCGGCAAGTGGAAGGCACAGCTGCGCCCATAAAAGAGGTTGATTGTTGAGCCAGAGGTGTCCAAGTGATTCGCCCAGCGTCTCGGCATGCGTAGGTCTTATGCAGCATAAGACTGCCAGCAACGTTGGAACTGCGGCGTTGGGTGCCAACGCGTACGGTGTCAGGCAATCTCTGCGCGCTTTCGATATGCAGGCCGCTGCAGAAGCGATGCCGATCACTGTTATTAGCACGAGTCCGCACAGCACGGCAATGGTGTATAGCGGATGCCGATGGTAGTAATGTACGATAATCTCGTGCGGCCAACCGTGAGGGTCCCCAGGTGCAGACTCTTGAGACCACACTCGCACGGGGTCGTGATTTCCCCATGTATATTCGAGACCCTCCCTCCCTACGGAGAAGTTTCTGGACACGGTCCCAACGATCCATTCAGACGTGGGTTCAGCTCGCGGTCCTAGCTTACGCGTAGTCAACAGTGTGGGATGACTAGCAGTCAGGTGCAGCGTGACGCCTTTGAACCATTTCTCAACCGTTGGAGTGTGAGCGAGTGGCACTGGGCAGGCCGTAGCAGTTAGTTTAAAAGGAATGTGCAGTTTTCCTTGCACTGCATGGTCTGAGTGACGAATCAGGTCTGGTGAATTAAAGACCCATTTGGTCTGGTCGGATTTATAAGCTATGCACTGTTTCTTCTTCGTGCATCCCGGCATCTTAGTTCTAGTATTAACTGTGCCGGTGCTGTAATCTCCACATTTGCATTCGTACGTCACGTTCTTTCCGGAAGGTGGACGGATGTACACCTCGCCGGATGATTCTTCCACGTAGGTTGCGTACGCATGTGGCCCTGGTCTGTGCATAGTTATATATCCTGCTGTTGTCTCCTTTAGGTGGTCATATACATGACACTTGATTAGCTTGCCGTGCACTGGTGGGAGCAGGTACTCCTCTCTGCCGACGAACTTCCTCCTTATCTTCTTCTCGACCGTGCAGGATGTCGCTGATGCTCCACTGGTGATGCTGACGGTTACGCTGTCTCCTGGTGGGCATCTGGCCAGCAGAAAATAGCCTTTATGCCCCAAGCGGCTGCACGGCCCAGATGTACTGATAGCGATCTTGTCCATACTAGCTTCTTTGATGTCATGGTCTTGCTCGTAGGACATGTACCTGAACTTAGTTGGGTCTGCCGTACCTGCCTGGTTGTAACCTAATTGGGCGGAAACTTGTATTCGTATTGTGCCGTCGTCTGACTCGTCCCAAACATTTTCAATTTTAATGGGACTAAAGCAGGGCGTAGCGTGGAGACAATACGGACAGTGGCCTAAGTACGGGCTTGTCAAGGTGAAATCGTCCGTAATGCTCCGTTTCTGTCGACGTGAGGGGCACTTCAGTACATTTTCTAGCAGGGTGTCATAACCTGGATTGTCCACGTTTTCTTCCAGCACATCAAGTGTGCGTTCTGGTGCTAACGAATAGCAGACAGGAGGTTTGTCACACGGGAAAGTGACATTTGCAAGGACGCACATTGCAGTGATCAATGACCATTGTTCCGTGCCTTCGGGGGTATCCTTGATGGTCACCCCTTTCTGGTTCCATGTAACCACCGACAGAGCCGTCCTTGAGCCTTCGTTCGCCCCTCCCAGGACAATAGCCACTACCCGGCCTTTGTTGTCCAGGATGGGTCTCCCACTATCTCCTTTTCCACCGACTCCGCGTGGAACGGTGAATCTGCCATTTTCATACTGGACTGCGCCATGGTGCCAGTTATAGAATCCAGGTGGTTTTTCGCTGGTGTATTGCAGAGTGTCTGATTTCATATTCTGGGGTACGTCACCGTACTCCAGATCGTACATACTGGCTTTCTTCAGTTTGATAGCTGCCAACTGTTCGTTATCAATTTTACCTTCGACATGCAATGGTTTCATTAGCCTTCCGCCGACAACGCATGCGTAGCCATTTACTTGCCCGTTCAACAGAATCGGGAAGGTTTTGTCAGATTCCAATTTCATACACATGCGTTGCCTTTTTCCAGGTTTCGGTTTACGTTTTTGTTTCTTAACCTGCTGCTTCTTCTTCTTAGGTGGCGTGGCCTTCGGTTTCGGTTGAGTCTTCTTCTTCTTAGCTGGAGGACCGGCAGGTGGATTGGGTGCTCTCTGTTTAAGCGTCAGATTTGCGATGGACCTCCTCAAGTCCTCTATTTGTGCTGCAAGTGGGGGCCTAAATGGCCTCCACCTGCGCCTAGGAGGGTTCGGGTCTCTGTATGCCATAGGATTGGGTTGATACATAGGTGGAAAAGTCAATTGCGGATAAGGAAACATTTTCGCGGTTAGGTGCGTATCTACTACGTCACCTATTAAGGTCAGCCGTAAAGAGTAATGGGGTTTCCTCTTATCCGCTTAAAGTTCTTCACGCTATCTGCAAGTGTTGACAGCGCAATAATAATTAAGCTAGACAGAACAACCTCATATCGGGATTCAACCGCCTTAACAAGCTCAGAGGTTATACCTATCCTATTCCACCTTAGAGACTCATCGTACAACGCTCGACGGCGGTCTACATCCTGGTCATCGTCTAAAGGGAGTGGTTTACCCAGTTTAAACAAACGCTTGAGGGGGTCTGCTACCCTACACGCTGTACCTGTAATTTGATCGACCAGGATGAACCCTCCACAAAAGTATGGTGCTTTTACGCCAATCACGGCATCAATGATTTTTACTTCCATATTTAGCCACGTGGCACACCTATCAGCCATCAAATTATCGGATACTACACCGTGTACTATATTGTCGTCTCCGATAAAGGCTGCACACGCTGAAGTGGTCAACCTTTCTCTAAGTACCCGACTGGCTATCATGATGTTAACTAAAGTATTAACAAACAAGGTCAAAAACATCCCTGATTTCATCATAGCTCCAAACTTAAACCGGGTGCCGGTTGGTAAGTGCACAGAAGTTATGTTACCAAATGCAGCCTCAATGAGATCCAGCAGTGGCTGATCTACGCCTAAATCCTCCAGAATCATTAGAGCGGATAGTGCTATAGCGTCGTCTTCGCTCTTGTCGAATGAGGCGATGTCAGTTTCCAGCACTGGATCTCCATAATGAAAGTGTTCGGCTATGATGGCATCAAAATCTTCTGCCGACATATCAAAGAGGGTGTGAATATTTGGTAATAGCACTGAATTCAGACGTCTCACAAGCTCTCTGTGTATTCCGCACAAGTAAGCTGTTGCTAGCGGGTCGGCTGCTTGAATAACTTGCACCTTAGGGCGTTCTTCGGTGTGCTTCGTGCCTGGTGTCACCTTGACGTCGCGCTTTAAATCCATCACAAACTGATCCATCGGTATCTCATGCAGCGGTTTGAGGTTGTGCGTTTTAGCAAAGAGGGCTGCAGCCTTAGGACCCTTCAGCTTAGTGACGTATTGGGTAACATTTTCCGTCGTCAGTCGGATAGGGCTATTTTTAAATATGTCCCAATATTCATCATTGCAGGCAAAGCGTTTAAAGCACTCCACGTTGAACGCAGCGGAGTCCAGGACCGGCAACTCACGCATCTGTGTCACATTACAATTGCGTTTAGTCGCCGCTGCCAGCACATTCTGTAAAGTGTTTTGTATAGGCGATGGGACAGCTGACCTGATCTCTGGCTGCAAATAGCTATGTTTTTTCGGATAGCTTCGTAGTTTAGCCGGACAGAACGTGGCCGTATCAAGGCAACACGATGCTCCATCCACCATGTCTAGGTAAGCATCGTACTCGTCCGTGATGCAGTAACTAGCGACGGTGGGATAGTTTTCTTGTATCACCAGGTTGCATACCTTAATTGCCACTGTAGCAGATGAGAACTTGTTAGGGATGACTGCAGAGTATTGTGGTACTGGATACGTTACTCTGTAGCATTCAACTGCTTGGGCCTCTGTGGATACGTACGTTCCAAGTCCTGAAATAAGGCGATCGGCTGTTATCGCCTTCATATTTTCTACTTTACGTGATTGGTATCTGCTTCTGTTAGCTTCCGATGCACACAGTTGCAGTTTCTTCTGCAACAACTTCTCTTTTTCTAGGTCGAGGCGCGGGGCGTAGTACTTCTCATGAGTGACCCTCTCTAGTACTGCGTCTTGAAGTTTGCATTGCCGTACTGATTTCTGCTGGAGGTGTCCTTGGCCCGTCTCAGAGGAGAAGATGTACGCACCCGCTTCGTACCGTCAATTCGTGTGCTGGCGAATGTATTCATCCAGTTCAGCCTCCGATATAGATCTAGCTACTCCTGGGGGTTGCCTGTACACTATCTTGCGCGGTTTAGGTATCGGCGGTGCAGATACCGTTGATCTCGGAGCGGGCGTCGGTCTGCTCCTAGGCGCAGGTATCGGTTTATAGTCAGATAGGAATTGGAACGGTGCACTGCGGAAATCTTGCATAATGTCCGCCACGCACCGTTCTCTTGTACAGTCCGCTGACACTTCTTCCCAGGATATATTAGAAATGCTGTGACTCGGTGTTGGGCTGGGAAGCACCTCGAAGCCGGAGGCGCTAGGAATGCTCCATGCGGAACTCTCAGCGTCGCGGTGGACATCAGCTGTGATCACCTGTTCGTGCAAATCCCAGCTGATAGACGCTGATTGTGTTCCCACTGAGAGCAGCGACTCCACGCTTATTGTACGGTTGCTGATCGGGCTGGGAATTCGGGCTGGTACTGGAGGCGCTTCTCGGAGTGGTCGCTGCTCAATAGGGGATGTGGCGACCTCAATGGTGGTCGTAGCATATCTTCTGGGATGGACGGCAGGTGGTACTATGCCTGAGAAGAGAACTGGTTTACTACACTGCAGCTTCTGCACACCGGTAATACGGTACTTCGGTAGCGGAAAAGAGGAACACACAGCAAACTGTTCTTTCTTTGCTGCGCGTAATCTAAACACCCGTTCTGCTGTCATGGCATAGTTACACAGACACGGTAGTGTATGTGGTGGTGCCGATGCTTCAGACTCTTCAACTGGACACTTGGATCTGATGCTAGCCATACTCTCTCCCAAGATATACAAGCAGATTTGTTCGTTAGCTTCTGCCTTGTTTGGCCACATCGCATGTATTTCAGCGATATCTTTAGCAGTCTGGTGGAAGCGTGTTCCTTCCAAATACGAGTATACCTTGCCTTCGGTAACTGAATAGCCTGGTCTGTTGGCTAGCGAACTGTTTGGGTGAACACGCACCAGGTCGATGTCTACGGGTCTGTCTTCGGTGTCAAGCACCTCGACGCTCTCTTTACGTGCAATTGCATCTTTTATGCGAGCTTCCCACTGTTTGTCCAAACAGTATATAGTTACGTCTGCGTCAGTGGTATCCAGAGCCGTGAACAGGTGGTTTAAGGATTGCATAACTCTGTCCTTTCCGCCCGAATAAATTCCAGTTGACAGCAGCGGGATCGACACTTTGGTATACCGTTCGGCATTAATAATGGCGGCTATGTTCATATATACTTCCGCCAATTTTGTGTCCCCTTCTGCCTCCGATACCTTGGAAAAATTGGGGCCCACAGCATGGATAACGTTCGGTGTGTGCTTAATCAATCGTGCTGCTCCTACAGCGATCGGTTGGTTGTCAAAGGCGCCAGGCCACTTTCTGTAGATTGCCCCACAAACCCCTGACCCTGGGTGTCCTTTGCTGTTCGCAGCGTTGACCACGACTGGGTCCTCACTCTTACAGATATCTCCCCGAATGACGCGATACGCCGGAGCGCGACCCGCCTCATATCTAGTGGAGCCTTGGTAGATGCTGTCCAGCACAACGCTCAACCGGTCCTGATCCTGCAAATGATTGCCATTGTCCTTACCAAAGAACACAAACAGCACTTCTGTATTCTCGGCTGTGCTTTTGGGCTGGCAAACGCGAGTGAACCTGAAAGAACGAGCCACTGCCGTTATAATATTCTCTGTGGCGCGATCTGCCATGCCATAACCCACGGCGACGCAGGTGCCGCCGTTGTTAAGGTGCTGCACTGCTTTGCAGGTTAACATACTGTGGTGTATGGCGTGGTCTTCACACTGCTGGTAGTGATGATATTGATACGGGGTCCTGACGTTCACGAATACCATATCATACTTGCCAACTGTGGTTGGTATGCCTAGGTCGAGATTACAACGGATGGTGTTATCCGGGGATGGCCCTATTGATTCCACTCTTTTTCCTGGAATCTTCACTGGGTCTCCTATGACCAACACTGTCCTGCCCTTCAGCTTAGATAGGAAGTCGCTGTAGTCTGTTTGGCCCAAGTTCTTGTGATGAACAACCAGTGAGTGAGGTAGCCTGCGATTGAGTGGGACTATGTTAATCGTGGGCAGGTAGTCTTTTATGGTATTATTACGAATATCTGCCACCCTGCCGGTATCTATGGCTTTAATCAGGCACGGGTAACGCTGGGCCAACTCTTTAGCTACTTCGCGATTGAGGCCATACATATTTCTTCCTGGCGAATTATCCCAGTGATGATCCTTATAGGTGAGTGCAACAGCGGGTGCTGAAAATAATCCGCTGTCCAGGTCCACACCAAAGAATCGGGTGCAGAAGAAATTTAAAGCCATCTCAGGCGAGTACGCTTTGTCATTTCTGAAAGGGGCTAGGGTTTCCCACTGTGCACGAGTTAACTGGATATTGGCCGTGGCTAGGACCGGCTCTAAAGCCTTTGCCCAACAGACATTGACCTTATTCTGGTAAACATCGGTGGCATACGGGGCATCAAGTACCCTAGCCATGATGGCGTCGTGCTCACGTTGCCAGTCATCTAGCGTGGCTGTAAAATCACCTGGGTATTGTGCGGTGAGAGTCTTTATCCATGGGTCCCCTGCTAGCGTCTTCCAAACAATTCGTTTTTCAGTGCGGGTTAGTAGCACGTTAACGTGCTCCGAAGTCTGAGCATAGAGAGGGTTTTCATTGACTTTATATCTCACTGCGTACACGCCTTTACGCGTGAGTCCTTGGGATGCTGCGGCAGTCATGATCTCATGGTTCTTGTAATCTATTTGTAATTGCTTCACCCATCCACGAAAGCAAGTCAGTATCAAGTCATCTTTGTTCGGTTTCGTAGTGCCTGTAGTATCAATTATGATTTTATCGGCACATGGATTAACGGTTTTCATGCGTTTATCATAAAAGAGAGTTGATACTATAGCTGTCACTGTCTGCGTACACCTCCTTGATATACTCTTGTGGTGTACTTCAGTGCATATGTCATGGTTAAAATGCACTCGCAGACACATCATGTTAAAGAATCCGCACTGCTTGGGATCACCACATAGCACTGCTTTCTTAGGTTTGACAATAGCAATCACAGCCAGCAAAGTGCCGGCGTGGCACGCAAATGCTTCGTCAATATACAAGATATTGACAGGGTGTTTCACACCATTTAGAAGCACAGAATCGACTGTGCGTGCAGCTATGTCCATTTGCCTCATTCTTTTCACATCCTTGATAATTTCAGCGCAGTTCTCTTTCTTGGCGCTGACGACGAGGTCTTTCTTTGTGACAGCACTTTTGATTATGCCCGACTTACCGGAGCCGGGCACACCATACACTCCGATGGTAGGTACTTTCAAGGGTGCAGCCGGACGGGTTTTCAGACTTTCATACGCGAATTCGTGGAATGGAGGGTCGACAAGTTCTCCGATCAGACAAAGTGGGCCCGCGTCCGCTTTCTTGACGCACTTACGCGCGTCAATATCGAACACGTATTCTGATTCTGCCTCATGCGATTTGACGACCTTATAGTACTCTTCATCAGTATTCAGTGCTCCTCCGTTGATGGCTATGTGGTGCAAATATCTGTTAACAAACTCACGTTCGTTAAACACGATGGTTGCACTCTCACTGAGGGCCTGGAAGTCAGGGATCGGTATTGCTACCCCTTCGGGAACCACTACTTTCCCATGATATGGTTCCACTTTGTATCTGCCTGCCCTCCCCTTGTGTGTCATGACAAGCACCTGTTCAGCCAGGGGATGTATGCAAGCTAGTTTCTCACTGTTGAGGACCGCTTGAGGAGTGAGGATAGCATACGACCCAATAGTCTCTTCTCCTGGGTAACTAGTTACCTTGATGTGTCTGCGAGGTGTCTCCACGCTCCCGGCACCCGCCTCCTGCATGATGAGGTCTATCTCAGCCTCTAAAGTCTCCTTTTCTATTTCGGGGAGCAGAGGCGGTAATGCCTCTCTCAGCTCTTCCGCGGCTGCCACTTCCTCAGCTTCTTGCTGAAGACCGCGTAAGTGTTCAACATCAGCAGATGTAATATTTGGGGCCGCCGTAACGGCGGGCTCTAGCAGCATCTTCAACCTGCGTCTAAGCCCAATGTCCAGGCCGTGGCTCGTAAGGCGTGGTAGTACGAATGAGTCAAAGACAGCAGGGACTTTCTTAATGGTCTGTGTGCCTGGTTTCTTGTAAATAGACGTGATTTTGTGCGTCTTAAAAGCCCAGCAGCAGCCCATTGTAAGGGTACGTTCCCGTACCCCTAATTCCTTCTCATCCTCGAGGTCGGCGCGATATTCACGCGCCCACCTGGAGAAAGCTTGGGCAACAACTGGTAGGAGGTAGTTCTGCATGGTATTAGTGTTACGTTGCGTCCTACCATTGACGACAATTCGCTGGTTGAGCCCAACCAGCAGTTTTTGTGCGTCGTCCACACTGACGTCTGTTGCCAGGATCCCTGTCATTTGATCGCACAGTGTGGCTGGTACGTAGGTACAGACGGCAAAAGATACCCTCTCACCGCGTAGTGTATCCGTTACTTTGCAACTCAAGAATCCCTCGCGATGCATAGTGGACGCTAAATTTTCTACTTTGCCATACAATCCAGGACTTAATGTGATCTTCTTGATGACGTACCCCTCACAGCTGACTATGGTTCCGCACCTACCAGTAAAGCTTGATTTCCCTTTAAGATGGAACACGTTCGGTAGGTGCCAGCTGCGTAACAACGAACGATCTTCAGTATAGATCGTCGACCCCACCGAAAATATGATCTTGTTTGTCGGCCGTAAGCGTTTCTTTCTAAGAATGGAGAGCTTACCAAACTGACTCTCCTGAAGGTCAGAGTTGCCGAGACCTATATTTCGAGCATCTAAAACGCTCTCATCAGCCCAATTAGTGTTGTAGGTGGGGTACGAACCTGCCATATTTTTATACATGAACGGGGTAGTGTCGAAGCCGATCCAGTATATAGTTCTTACGCCTTTTAGCGCCTGGTGGTAGATGGACGTCGGGGCGTGAACCGCATATACATCTTGGTACACTGCCACGCTGCCGAAATACCGGCATGTTGTGTCCGTGTGCATACATAGTGATGGTGTCTCCACATCGGGAGTGGAAAGGACTTCGAGTAGATCTGCAGCTTTAGAGGCTATGTTCTTGTCAGTAATGTCGCTCTTCTTCAATTTCTCTGCGTATCTGTGTAGTCGATCCGGGTCCTCTGCACTAATCATTGGGCAGATACAATGGTACTTGTGATTGGAATGTGCATGCCTTACAGGTGCACTTCCTATGTCCAGTATAATCTGCTCCCGGTCGACTTCGCTCTCTATGAGCTTTGTAGCCACATGCGAAAACGCTCTGGCATTAGCATGGTCATTGTCTGTGACCTGCTTGGCTTCGATCTCAAACTGCGGAAAGCTCCGTTGCAGTGACTTGACGAACGGGCTGTCGGCGTCTAAGTCAACGTGAACTTTTTCCATGTTTGGATCGGTTTGTAGGGTAGGTGCCTCTATACCATGCCCTAT